CGGCCCAGGAGCTGCTGCGGCCGAACGGCGAGGGCAGCCTGCTGGACTTCATGCTGGCCGAGGCCGACATACGCGGCACCGTCATCAGGTTGGAGCCGGACGACGACGAGGCGAACCCATCGTGAGCGGCGGACGTAATCAGGATGACGTGGTGTCCCAAGCGCTCGACCACTTCCAGAACCACTACTACGAGCTGCGCAAGCTGGTCAGCGATCTGCTCGTCGCACATGCGGCGACCGACGGGTACACCATCACGCCCGAACTCGACGCCGCCATCGAGGCACTACGAAAGGTGGTGAAGTCGTGAGCATCTGCAAGGACTGCGGTCAGGACATTCTGTGGATCAGGCGGCCGGACAGCGAGAAGTTCTTCCCACCGTTCGACGACAGCCACCGCCTCGGTCAGCTCGACTACGAGGTGAGCTGGGACACCGAGCGGGGCGACTGGCAGGCGATCGTGCTGGACGACGTGGTCACGGTCAAGCTCACCCAGCATCGGTGTGAGGTACGCCGACAGCGAGTGACCGAGGAGCGGGCCGAGAAGGACGCTCGGCACGCGGCCCGGATGCGTGCCTACGAGGAGAGCGCAGCCGAGCCGCCCGAGCCACCCGAGCCGATCGTCCGAACCGAGGTTCAGTACGTCGAGCGGTGGCGTGACCCGGCTCCCGACAAGCTCATCACCATCGCCCTACGGCTGCGCGAGCGGTGCCCGACGTGCGGGGCGCTGCCGTTTGTCTGGTGCCACTACAAACTCGCCCCTGACGAGCCGACGACTCAGCTTCACACCAGCCGGCGGGTCAACGGCGGCCGCCGGGAGGACGGATGACGTGGCAGCTCGCGCTGGCCGCGGCCTCCTCGTTCGCCGCCGGAATCCTCGTGGGCTGGTGGTCGTGGCGCTCGGGCTACCGGGCCGGTGAGCGGGCGGGGATGGCGATGTACCGAGAGCATGAATGAGGAGGAGCCCCATGCCCAACCGAATCTTCAACGTCGAGTGCAGCATCGACTCGACCCAGTGGGTGATCACCGAGAACGGGCAACGGAACTGGGCAGCCACCTGGCCCACCTTCGCCGCTGCGAAGACCGTCCTCACCCGTATCTGGGCGGAGGCTGACAAGATCGCCGGCTCGGGCTACCACCAGGCGCAGGGCAGCGTGTACGTGTTCGTGCATCGGCAAGGCACCGCACAGCGGGTCGATGTCACCCTGCCCGACCGGTTCACCGGTGCCATTCGCCGGGACGCGATCCGCGCCGCCGTCATCCGTCACCTTCTCGATCAGGAAAGCCGGTGAACGGGCGCGGTGTACCGAGCATGAATAAGGAGGAACGAATGGCGGAGTTCAAGTACATCCCGCTGCCACCATCGGGGCGATACGGCAAGGAGATGGATGACCTGCTGCGTGACACCTGGCTCGTGGCGACGAAGGTTCTGCGCGAGCAGATCACCACGATCGTGGACAGCGACCTCTGGGGCCAGTACCCGGACATCGGGGAGAGCGACTGGGAGATGGTCCTGGAGCAGCTCGCGCGTATGATGCCCCCGGTCCCCCGGCGCAAGGCGGAGGAGGCGTACGACCGGCTGGCCGACCGCGCGGTGCAGGCTGGCACGGTCGGGGACGGGCCGTGGGAAGCTCCGGTGACCTCGATCGACACCGGAGGACGTACATGAAGCTGCGCACGAAAATACGCGCGGTCTCGGTCACCTGTCCGAGCTGCGACCTGCCGGTCGAGCTGCCGATCACCACCTCGTGGCCACAGGAGCCCTACCGCAAGCATGGCGACGGGCCTCCGACCATCGTCGTCACCCTGACCGCCGACCCGACGCCGCTGTCCGAGCACCTACTGACGCACGGGCTGGTCCAGTTGTGAGGGCGCCGATGGTGGCCCTCGTCGGAGCCCTACTGGTCATGGTCGGTCTGGTGGTCGGGCTGGGCGTGGTCGCATGGCCGGACCCGCAACCGGTCCCCGCGTGCTGGATGCCGGAGGACCTGCCGTGAGCGTCATTACCGACGCAGTACTAGCGACCCTGGGCAGTGCCCGCCTCACGCGGGTGGTCACCACCGACGACATCGGCTGGTGGTACATCCGCGAACCGGCCTATCGCTGGGCGCAGTACGACCCCGAGAGCGAACGCGGTCCCCAGGGCAACCGGCAGCGGCTGGTGTCGGGGCTGGAATGCAGGTGGTGCGTCGGGTACTGGGTCGGGGTGGGCGTCCTCGCCGGACTGGCGATCTCGCCTTCGGGATCGTGGCGGGGCCGAGCCCTGCGTTGGGTCCTGGCGACCCTGGCGATGAACTACCTCGCGGCCCAGGGCGATGCCGTGGTCGATCGCCTTGCGGGCACGGATCAGTAGCTGGCGCACTTCGATTCCCCCTTGGATACAAACGGGCCGGATCGTTGCCGCGTCCGACTCCCCGGCCCGCTCGCTTTGGGTCTGCGCGCAGCACGAACGACTCTCGTCGCCACCCAGTGGCGGTGGCCGGGCTCGAACCGGCGATCTACGGGTTATGAGCCCGTCGAGGTACCAACTCCTCCACACCGCTGTGGTCACCGGTGGCCCTGGGCCAGCGATTGAAGCACGGGATACAGGGCCGACCGGTGGTTCGGCCGATGAAGCCAGCGGGCGCGACTCGAGATCGGACCGTGCCGGATTCAGAGGCCGGATCCGCAGCCTAGCTCGTATCCGGGGTTCGGGGCAGCCTGGGAGTGGGCCGGGGCGGCAGCCCTCCCCGGCGGCTCATTCCGGGCCGGGGCCGGGCCATGTCGGTTCGGGCGAGGGCGGCCATCCGCCCGGGGCCGGACAGTGACGCCGACACCGCGGCCCGGCCGGACTCGCCACCCCCACCGGCGACCAGGGCCAGGCGACCGGGAACGGTGATCGAGCCCGACCCCTCCCGCAACTCGGTCAGGGCCTGGGTGAGTGCGTCCACCTGGTCGTCGGCCGCGTCGTGCGGGAAGTTCCGCAGCTCACTGAGCAGGTCCGTCACCCACTCGTTGCCGGGGTCGGTCGGGTGCGGCAGGTAGACATGGCCCGATTCGACCTCCGGGGTGATCGAGCGGGCCCGGGCCTCCTTGCTCGTCTTCGGGTTGATGGCCTTGAGCCCGGACAACTCCCGACGCAGGGTGTCGATGATCGCCGGGCCGTTGGCCTTGTCCTCGATCAGTCGCTGGTGCACGAGGTGACCGCACGGGCTGTGCATCGGGTCGAGCTGATTCGACCAGACCCGCATGGCGGCGATCGTCTGGGTGAAGCTCCACCGCCCACGCCGTTGGGCGATCAGGAACCGGTCGGGGCCGAGCCGGCACCACCGCTGGCCGACCACCCAGTCCGACGAGTCGGTCCCCTTGAACGAGGCGTCCCACGAGTCGAGCCACCGGCCGCCGGACAGGTCGCGCATCGGGTCGATGTGCACCACCCGGCCGTCCTCGGTCACCTTGCTCGGGTCGGTCGTCCAGTACTGCCACCACCCGGTGTCGAAGATGACGCCCTTGGCCGGGGCCGGTCGTTGCTGGTACATCGCCGAGAAGGTGTAGGTGCCGACATTGGCCCGGATGTCGGCCCACCGGCTCAGGGCCTGCTCATTGGTCTCGTCCAACAGCGGCGACAGCAGGGGCTCGCCCGGCTCCCGGTCGAGCAGGTCGGGCTCGGACGAGGACGCCGCGGACAGCGCGGGCAGTCGGATGCGTTCCCACTCCCCGGGGTCGCCCTCGTGCTCCTCGCTCAGCAGTCGGCCGACGAAGTCGTCCTCGTGCCACCGGGTCATCACGACCACGATCAGGTACGGCGGCTCCAACCGGGTCTGCGCGACCGAGAGCCACCAGTCCCACAACGACTGGCGCAGGATCGCCGAGTGCGCATCGATGAAGTCCTTGTGCGGGTCGTCGATCACCAGGACCTTGGCACCACGGCCGGTGAACGACTCGCGAATCGAGATGGCCAGGACCTTCCCGCCCTGGATCGTCTCCCACGACGAGGCCGCCCCGGCGTCCCGGGCCACCGAGACCGGGTCCAGTCGACCGCCCTCGACCCAGCGCCTGATCTGCCGCCCCCAGGTCGTCGCGAGTTGGCCGTCGTGCGAGGTGATGGCGATCGGCCAGTTCGGGTGCCGGCGCAGCATCCAGGCCGGGGCCACCAGGGTGGCCAGCGTGGTCTTCCCCGACCGTGGCGGCATCTCCACGATGAGTCGACGGGACCGGCCCTCCTCCACGTCGTTCACCGCGGCGACCAGTCGATCGGACAGGTAGGCCAGGTGTGGCCGGACCCGGAACCCCTCGTCCAGGGCCAGGGCCTGGTCGAGCGGGGTCGGGGGCGCGTCCGGCCCGGCCACCCCGGACAGCGATTCGAGCAGGGATGCCGCGGCCAGTGGGCTCATGTCCGCGACCAGGGCGGCGACCTGGTCGATGGTCAGCGTGGACAGCAGCTCGCGGAGGTCCTCGGTGTCGTTCGCCACGGCTCAAGAGTGGGGTGACGGAGCAGTGCGGGCAAGGATCGAGAACCATTCGGCCCGGGCACTGGGCTCATCCCGGAACGCCCCTCGGGTAATCGAGGTGGTCATGGTGGCCGGGGTCCGCACCCCGCGCATCGCCATGCACAGGTGCAGGCCCGAAACGGTCACCGCGACCGACCCGGAGCCCGTTGCCTTCTCGACCTGGTCCGCGATCGTTGACGCGAGCTGCTCCTGAGTCGTCGGACGGCGGGCGGCGGCGATGGCGATTCGGGCAAACTTGGACAGGCCCAACAGGTTTCGATCCGCGATGTAGCCGATCGCCACATTGACCGAGAACGGGAGCAGGTGGTGGGCACACAGCGACCACGTCTCGATTCCGGTCACCGCGACCATCTGGTCGACGGTGGTCTCGGTGGGAAAGGTCGTCACGCTCGGCGGGTTCTCGTCGAGGACCTCCCGCCACCATGCGGCCCAACGCTGCGGGGTGTCGGCCATATGCGGGTCGTCCTGCCAGCCCGGCGCGATGATGTCGAGCAGGTGCTGTCCCACCCACTCCAATGACTCGGTCATGCCTGCTCCGATCGGTAGGGCATCGGGTCCGGCTCCCCGGCCATGGCGAACGCCGTCCGGCGCATGAAACACGGTCCGCAGTTCCCACAGTGCAGCGGCCCGTTGTCGTAGCAGGACCAGGTGTGCGCGAGCAGCTCCCGGTCCAGACTCAGCCCGAGGGCCACGATCTCCCGCTTCGTCAGGCGGCCGACCGGCTGCTCGACCACCGGGGTCGGCCGGTCGGGGCCGACGGCGAACGGGATCAGGTCGTTGAACCGCTCCACGAACTCGGTGTCGTTGTCCGGGTAGGCCCCGGCCTCCTCGATGTTGTTGCCCAGCACGAGGTGGGTGTAGCCGTGGGCCTCGGCCATCCCCAGCGCGGTCGCCAGCAGAATCGTATTGCGGGCCGGGACCCACTCGACCGCGTACTCCGCACCGGTCTCCCCGGTGGCCGCCCCCTGCCAGGTCCCGGTCAGCCGGGAGTGTCCGATCTCGGCGAAGACGTGGGTCAGGTCCACCGTCCGCAGCCCGGTCTCCAGGTGGGCCGCGACCCGCTTGATCGCCTCGACCTCCGCGACCTGGGCTCGACAGCCGTAGGTGATGTGCAGCAGATCGACGTCGCGGGAGTTCCCGTTGTGCTGCCGGGCGATCGTGGCCGCCGCCGCAACCGAGCTGTCCAGACCCCCGGAGCAGACCACCAGGCTCCGTCGACGATGTGAGAGTTGTTGCAGGTCAACGGTTCTCATCTCACCGTCGGCCTCGATGACCAGGGCCGAGTACGGCGGCAGCGCGGTCCAGCCCTGGGCCAGTCGGTCCGGGAGCGACAGGTGCCGGGGGCTGACCGAGGTGAACTCCAGCTCGCTGTCCTGGCCCGGGTCGACCCAGCGCAGCCACAGCGGCCGGTAGTTGGCGGCCAGGACCACCCAGCCGTCCTCGTGTCCGACGGCCAGCGCGTAGCTCCCCTTGGTCTGGGCCAGTAGGTCCAGGACATCGTTCGGTGCCCAGGCACCCCGTTGTGCGAGAACGGCGGTCCAGCGAGCGGTGTCGATGTCCGAGCGGATGCCACGCGGGGCCGGGATGTCCCACTGGTCCGCGAGTTCGCGGTCGTTGGCGAACGTGCCGTTGTGGGCCACGGTGACCGGCCCGACGGTGAACGGCTGCACGTCGGTCGGCTGCTTGGCCGGGACGAACTCGGTGGTCGGCTCCGCCCGGGTGTTCCCGATCGCCCACCGCTGGTAGGGCAGGCCCGCCCGGGGCACCTGGTCGAGGTCGTCCCCGATCACCCGGAGTAGGTCGGGAGCCGACCAGACCGCCACGCCGTAGCTGTCCCGGCCGCGGGCCTGGGCCGCTTTGACCAGGTCCCGAGGTAGCCGTAACCACAGGTCCGGGGTCCTACAGATTCGTCCGAAGATTCCACACATCAGATGACCTCTCTTGCGGCTG